GAGAGAAAACCCGGTGTCCCGAACGCGAAAAGCGTGGCTTTAATTAAACACGTTTCCGGTGGGAACTCTTCTTTATTCTTCAAAGCCTACGAGATGGGCCAAGAGAAGTGGCAGGGTCGATCCGTAGACTGTATATGGCTGGATGAGGAACCCTCCAGGGATATATACTCTCAAGCAGTTACTAGAACTTTGGATCGTAAGGGCATGGTTTATATGACTTTTACGCCAGAGCAGGGTATGACGGAAACTGTCGCATCCTTTATGAATAACCTCAAACCGGGGCAGTCTCTAACTAACGCCACTTGGGACGATGCCTCAGAGAGAATCTTCTCCCAAGCTGGGGAAAGAGGTCACCTCTCAGAGTCTGTAATGGAGCAGATTCTTTCGTCTTACTCCCCACATGAAAGGGAGATGAGAAAGAACGGTAGACCCTCCATTGGTTCAGGATTAGTCTTTCCTCTAGGTGAGGAGAAGATCATGGTTGAACCCATAAAACTTGAATCCCACTGGCCGCGCATAGCCGCAATAGATTTTGGATGGGATCACCCGACAGCGGTGGTCTGGTGTGCAATCGATAGGGATGAGGAAACCTTCTACATCTATGATTGCTATAGGGCTTCTAAAGCAAGCCCCACCGTCCATGCTGGCGCAATAAAAGGGAGACCTCATTTCATCCCCATTGCTTACCCCCATGATGGAAACAGGCGGGATTCAATGGGAAACCCAGGTCTTGCAGACCAATACAGGAATATGGGTTGTAACTTTCTGTTGGAACACTTCACCAATCCTCCTGCACTGGGGAATAACAAAGGGTCTAACTCCATTGAGGAAGGCTTGATGGCTATGCTCCAGGCAGTAGAGGCTGGTAAATTCAAAGTTTTCTCTACTCTCTCGGATTGGTTTGAAGAGTTTAGAATGTATCACAGGAAAGACAACAAGGTGGTTCCTTTAAGAGATGACCTCATGTCAGCAACAAGGTACGCCTTCCAATCTCAACGCTTCGCCGTAGCAGGAGAAGACCCAACATGGACACAGGATGTTAAATACCAGAATTATGGAATTGTTTAATGGCTAGTAAAAAACCTACCGAAGAAGAATTAGTAACCAGAATACGCAGTGAAATAACTGGTTCTCTTGGCTATATGGGTGATGTAATATCTACCCAACGCGAACAAGCCATGAAATACTACTATGGTCTGCCCTTTGGAAATGAAGTGGAAGGCCGTAGTCAATTCGTAGACTCCACAGTACAGGATACCATAGAATGGATTAAGCCCTCCTTGATGAGAGTATTCGCCTCCGGGGATGAGATGGTAAAATTTAGTCCACATGGTCCGGAAGACGTAGAGATGGCTGCACAGGCTTCAGATTACGTTAATTATGTTTTTACAAAAGACAATCCGGGCTGGGAAATTTTGTACTCGTGGTTTACGGATGCTCTTTTAAGCAAGAATGGTATAGTCAAAGTATGGTGGGATGAGTACGAGGACGATCAACGAGAGGAGTATAGAAATTTAGAAGAGATTGAATTTTCTATGCTTATAAGTTCTGATGATGTAGAAGTCATAGAGCACTCTGAGTATGAGGTTAATGATACCCCAAGACATGATGTAGTTATAAAAAGAAGCTCCAAGAACGGAAAGATAATGATAGAGAATGTTCCTCCCTCTGAGTTCCTTATCAGCAGGGAATCGAAGAACATTCAGGACGCAAGGTTTGTATGCCACCGTGTAATAAAGACCCTCTCTGAATTAAGGGAGATGTACCCGGATGAAGACTTGGAACCGGGTGACTTGGGCGGTGGTGATGATGATATGTCTGCGTTCTCCGCTGAAAGACTGGAGCGTTACCAGTTTGATAAATCCGCTAAATACTGGGAAGGTATGGGCGGAGGCGATGACTATGGAGAGGAAGGCTTACGAACCTACTGGCTCCATGAGTCCTACCTAAAAACTGATTTCGATGGGGATGGCATTACAGAACTCAGGAAGGTTTGCACGGTAGGCTCTAAGGTTTTAGCGAATGATGAGATAGACTCCATCCCGCTTATCTCAATTACCCCGATTAAAATACCTCATAAGTTCTTTGGTCTATCGGTTGCTGACCTAGTGATGGACTTGCAGTTGATGAAGTCCACATTGATGCGTAACCTGATGGACAATATGTATAACCAGAACTTTGGTAGGTTTGCCGTTTTAGAGGGGCAGGCGAACTTGGACGATCTCCTGACCCAAAGGCCAGGTGGGGTTGTCCGGGTTAAATCCCCCAACGCCGTAATGCCCCTCGCTACCCCTGCCCTACAACCTTATTCCTTCCAGATGCTTGAATACCTTGATGGCGTAAGGGAGGCTAGGGCTGGTGTATCTAGGATGTCTCAAGGATTGGATGAAAATGCCTTGAAATCTCATACCACAGCAACTGCTGTCAATGCTGTTATGGGCGCGGCCCAGAGTCGCTTGGAACTAATTGCTAGGAACTTCGCAGAGACTGGTGTAAAAGACTTAATGATAAGGATATATGAACTATTATATAAGAATCAGGATAAAGAAAGAGTGGTTAAGTTACGCAATGAGTGGGTTCCAGTACGCCCTGATGTATGGAATGGTGAGTATGATTGCACTGTGTCTGTGGCTTTAGGAAGTGGTAATAAAGACCAACAGATGATGCACCTTTCACAGATGCTTCAGTTTGCAGGGGAAGCAATGAAGGGTGGATTAAGAATAGTGAGTGAACAGAATATGTACAACTTGGGGGCATCTCTTGTGAAAGCGATGGGCTTCCAGAATGTAAGTGATTTCTTGACTGACCCATCACAGTTACCGCCTGATGAACAACAGCCCTCCCCAGAGGAGCAAGCTAAGTTAATGGAGGCGGAGGTTAAGAAACAGGAATTAGAAATCAAGGCCGCAGAAGTTCAAATCAAGGCTCAGAAAATTCAACAGGAATACCAGAAGTTATCGGTAGACTCTAAGTTGAAAGTAGAAGAGTTAAATCTTGAGAGAGAGCAGAATAGGGCCGTAGCAATAGGAGACACATGAGCGATGAACTTAGGGAAGGAAAAGCTAAAAACCTTCTCGACGATCCGTTATTTAATGAGGCGTTCGACGTACTAAGAAAAGATTTACTGAACCGTTGGGAATCTAGCGGTTCAACAGAGTTGGAGGCCAGGGAATCAATCTGGCTTGCGATGAGACTGCTCGATAGGCTTTATGGTCATATACAGTCCATAGTTGAAACTGGACACATGAATAAAGTTCTTGAACAGCAACACCCATTCATCTGAAGGAGAATTAAAAATGGCGGATACGCAAACTGCCCCGCACCCGGCTGCACAGCCGATCCCCGCGCTTGGAGGAAGTGTAACAGAAGCGCAAGAGGCACTACTCAGTCTATTGGACTCTGAAGAGGAGAAACCAAAGGAAGAGGAAGCCCAACCCACTGAAGTTGAAGAATCTCAACCTGAAGAGGAAGATGAATCATTAGAAGATGGGGCCGAGGAGGAAGAAGAGTCCGTAGAGGACGAAGAAGAATCTGAGGAAACCGACGAAGGAGACGAAGATGCACTTTACGCTGTCACCGTAAATGGTGAAGAGCGGGAAGTAAGCCTCGATGAGCTCCTGAACGGCTATAGCCGACAGTCGGATTATACCCGCAAGACGCAGGAACTTTCATCTGAAAAGAAAGAAATGGAGGAGTTGCATAAGACATACGCCTCTGAAATTCAGCAGATACAAGCCGAGCGTCAACAGTACATGGAAAACCTACAGCAGATCATAGAAGGGTCTGCCAGTGAGATGGCACAATTTACCAATGTTGATTGGAAGGAGTTAAAAGAATCCGATCCCATTGAGTACGTTACAAAAAGAGAAGAACTTAGGGAAGCGCAGGAGAAGGTTCAAAACCTTAAAAACCACAGAGAGGCAGCCCGTCAAAAACAAACTGCTGATACTGAACAAATGCGTAAAAGCCTTATGAAAGAAGAACACGGGAAATTACTTTCCGCTCTTCCAGAATGGGGCGACACTAAGAAACAAGCAAAACTTGCATCTGATATAAAATCCTATGGGTTGTCTCAAGGATTCACCGATGCAGAACTTGGTTCTCTTATAGATCATCGTTCTGTTCTTGTTTTAATCAAAGCCTCTAAGTATGACGCAATGCAGTCATCGGACGTTAAATCAAAGAAACTAAAGAATAAGCCCAAGGTTATCCGCTCAGGAAAGGGGAGGAGTTCTTCCCAAGCTGAAAAAGGAAAACGTACTGCACAAATGAAACGTCTCAGGGGTACAGGACACATTGATGATGCGTCTGCACTCCTAGAG